GGTATTCCAGTCAGTAATACCCCTACCACCACCAGCAGGAATACTGGAGTTAATGCCTTGGGTGATAGTTCCCGGCCGCTTGGTAATGTAGAACTCATCCCCGTCCTTCTCAAAGACGGCATTAACCAAGCGAGAGTCCTTAGTAAGGTTACCGTCTCTGGTGGCTAGATCAGAGGCAAAGGGGATACGTCTAGTCTGGATAGGCATGGTTACCTCGCATAAGAACTAGACATCGTACTCCGGTAGTCAGGCTGGAAGAAGGTACTGGCAGCCTCTACATCAAAGTTAGCCATCTCTTGACGATACATAAGGGCTCGTGCCATGATCTCCTGCCTAGTGGTGTGGGGCACAAGGTACTCCAGAGCAAGTTGATCAGCAAGATTCCAGACGATGCAGTTGAACCACTCATTGGGGAAGTCAGGGACATCCGTGGTGTTGATGCTGTCATTGAGAGGCATCTGAGCAATCATGTGAAACTCTAGGTTAGTCTGGGTATAGAGGTCCGGAGTGAGGTAGAGGTTCAGGATACCGAAGGTAGCCTTGGGATCGTAGAAGAAGCTATTAGTAACACCAGTAGTGTACTTACTACCCAAGACAAGGTACTCTTGCTTGGAGAGCATCATGACCGGGGTGTCAATAGTAGGGCTAGTCTGGTTGTTGCGATAGAAGCCTTGGATAGCCTTGAGGGGCTTGTCCGTGATCAAGACAGGGTTACTAGTAACTGAAGCATCATAGAAGGTAGAACTAGTAGGACCACCAAGGATGTACTGAGTCTGCCCAGAGACCATAGGCACCTTAAGCTCTGCATTCTTCCACAACTTGAGACCATCAGCAGACATCTGCTTGATGATGAGGTTGAGAGCAACAACAGCATTGGCTTGATCAGCAGTACCCGGAGTAGCGCCGAGTTCAATCACACCAAGCTTCCGCAAAGCAGAAGTGATAACTTGAAGCTGCGTTACTGAGTAAGAACTGCTCATACACTGTCCTTAAGAGTTGTTATAGAGGTAAGAGTTGAGTGGGGGAATAGTGACACCAGCAATGGCACATCCCGCAATAGCGGTACCAGCAAAGGACACAGACCCCCAGACAGTACAAGTAGGAGCCACTGAAGGCCCAATAAAGATATCAGCCTGTTCTGGTTTGGTCCATGCAGGGACTTGCTCATCTGCGACGCCCTTAACGAAGTCTTGGGGCTGTCTAGGTTCCCAGTCCTCATAACAGACCATGAGCCCGTCCCACCTCTTCTGGAGAAGGTGAGCCTTGTAGAGCCTTCCGCATTGATCACAGATGGCTTTCCAACTACCGGGAAGATAGTCTGGCTTGTAAGACATTACTTATCCTTAGGAGGAGTAATGATGAAGTCCTCAATCCTTTCCAGCTTGCGCATGATAGGATTAAGGAACTCATGCATACGAGCATGACTTACATAGTTCTCAGGGATCTTGACCTTAAGAGCTTCAAGATCTTTCCTAAGAGTCTTAGTTGCATCCCAAAGTTCTCTCATAATCCACCCACCTACGCCAGAGGCGATTGTTAGTATTGCTATAGCCCAAGGTTGCCAGTCTACGGTCATCATAGTTGCTCCTCACGCTCATCAGGTAGACCTAAGCGACCGCAGCTTTGGTCTTTATTATTAAAGAGGGTTACAAATAACTTGCACGCTTTGAGTAGTACCGCTAGATTGAGTCACCTTGATAACCCCAGAAACAAGAGTAATAGTCAAAAGAGTGCCGTTAGTCTGAGACAAGATAACTGACGTATTAACGTTCTGGGCAATGAACGCAATAGCGTTATAGTTGCTTGCACTAGCAGCACCCGGAAGGAAGGCACTCACCACATAGTTTCGAGTACCTGTAGCAGGTAGAGTGACAGCAGAAGTTGCAGTACCCGTCGTACAGCTTACCGTAGCAATCTGAGTAAGAAGACTTTGATCAATGTCTGGAGTGTTGCCACTAGAGTTGTAAACTTCCCGCTTGACAATCGGACCACCACTACCAGTAATAGAGCCAGCACTAATACCATACAGGACGTTATAGAGTCGAAGAAGAGTTCCATTATTAACGATAGAGTTAACTCGGCAATTCATCACCGTAGCATTGGTAGAGGACGCGTCGAATGTCATCGAGCTAGTAGAATCACAGCCATCATAGGTGGTCTGGGAAGCGTTAGACTCTTCCACATCCCCCGCAGTGTTGGCTTCAAAGTCCACACCAATGAAGTTATTGAGGAAGCAGTTAGACGTAGCACTAGTGATCTTAAGGCCGTGTCCCGTATTACCTTCGATGGTCCCACCAATGAAGGTGTTCATCGAACCACCAGCAATAACAACACCGTCTCCAGTCATCCCTTCAATCACGCACCCGTGGAACACACAGGTAGTGGTTTGGTTAGTACTAGTGCTATCAATGAAGATACCGTTGGTAGGGGTATTGGTCATGCCCGGACTGTTGACTGAGCACTCCACACGGTACACGTTAGCAATACAGAAGTTAGTCCGAAGACCAGTAGTACCATTCTTGCAGATGACGTTGATCGAGGAGTGGTGAACCTGCTTGGTAAACACTAAGTCAGTAATGGAAGCATTACCAAAGACACGGAGAGGCATCTCCCCACCCACAATCATCCCATAGCATCCACCGATGCCACTGCCATCAATCACCAAGCCTTGACCAGTCCCAGTGAACTTGAGAGTAACCGGACCAAGAGGACGGATCCGGGTAGGGTTAGTAAGGGTCCAAGTAGAACCCAAGGCATAGGTGCCAGCAGGGATAACGATCTCTGCTCCAGCAGATATAGCAGCAGTGTAGGCTGCTTGAAAGGCTGTAAGATCATTAGTAACTCCATCCCCCACTGCCCCGAAGTCCTTAACTGAAAAGGTATCAGCAAACTTGGCTAGAGCAGATCGGGCAGTAGATCCAGCAATGCTTGAGTTTGCCTTATAAATGGCTGTGTTAACGTCATTCAGCCAAGAAGAGACGATGGGAGTTACAGCATCAGTAAACACAGTCGAGGCCATATAACGTCCTTATATTACGCAGACGGGGGAAGGGTCAGTTGAGCAACCGTAGCTTGGATAGCCACGAACTTGGCCTTGGCAAGAGCGAGATCAGCCTTAGCCTTGTCGATGGTTGCTTGGTGACTCTGGATCTCCTTATGGAGCAGAGTGAACACCTCAGTACCAACGTTACTTGCCGCAGTCTCGATGACAGAGACTGTCTGGCTCTTATAATGAACAAAGAGCAGAATAACCACAGCAAGAACCACGACACCAGCGATAATCATGATCGGATCCATTTTATCTCCTTATACAGTTTTGTACCACTTGTTAAGATAACTCTCCGAGTTTTGCAGAGAGATGGCGAAAGTAAATAGATGGGAACCACCATCATTATAATAGCTCCCCGGAGCCCGGTAGTAGTTCGCTACGGCAGGGGTATAAGGTGCTATGGCGTTATCCCAGAAATACTTGATAGAATCTCTGGCATTCGAAGTCTGAAGGTATTGGCAGTACTGCCTCCATGCAGCTTGGTCATGGGCGGAGTACGGACTCCCAAACGATGCCCCACTAATCACCGTCCCCCACTCGTAGATGCACAAGGGGATGCCCGGCACACGGGCTTGAGCATAGGTCATCGACAGACCTATAGTATAGTAGATCTGAGCCCAGCCATTCTTGATAGCGTTGTTCCAGTAAGTTGTGGATACACTACCAGTATCTCCATTGGCTACAACTGCTCCATGGATCTGCTCCCCGTTCCACGATAGGAAGTAATTGCCCGTAGCTCCGGTCCAAGCCGTGTTCGTCGTTACCTGAGTAGGAGAGTCCCATGATACTGTATTCCCAGACCACCCAGTTCCATTCTGCTCATCACTAATCGTCCAAGCCGTTGCTGCTATCGCTACTTGTGCGTTATCCCAGTTCTGAACGTTCGTCATCACTGCTGACCCATTCGTCATATGCGCCTTGATAGTCGAGCTACCACATGTATTATACGGAGCAATGTAATAGCCTGCTCCCGGGAGGGTAGGGTGGGCAGCGAGGCGATTGATAAGGATCTGCTTAAGTGTCAAGCCCCCGGGGTTAAACGTCGAATCAGCTTCAACGTAATCAAAGCAATCGAGAGGTGCCGGGTTTCCCAGTTGCCCTCCGATGAGTGCTGTCACCTGCGCAGCACCGAAGACTGAGTCGAGTGCATGCCACCAACGAATGGCCCCGTAGGCCAGACCGAAGCGACCCTGTCCCTGATTCCCACTTGCGTTAGTAGGATCACTTAGCCATGCGAGAGGCCATTGGCAACCCTCTACACCCGGGAATCCAGCATTCCACACTTCATTACTGAACTCTCCATACACGTGCAGAGATGGTTCAGCAGCATACAGTGCCTGAGCCATTGGCAGAAGCATGTTATTGTAAATATCCAAGTCTAGAGGACACATATAGCCGAAGTTATTCGCTGCCGGCATGCTGTCTGTATTGTCGGTCAGGGTGATTGGGGCGCCACCAAGAGTGGCTGAAATCTGGAAGTACGTGCCGTTATTGTTAACAACGTAGTAACGGACAGCGGTAGAAATTCCCCCACTGCCCGCAACAGCAGGCAATAGTTTATTCGTGAAGGTCGTGTTCCCACCGAAGGTAAAGAACATCACCGGCGTACCATTCGCGTAGCGACTCACTGAAGGTTGACCAAGCGTCGTGGTGTCGATGCCTACAGGCTGGAATTGGCTTGTCGATCCCTTGATGAAGACATATGATTGCCCTGTCCCGAGAGGGGCATTGTACCAACCAGCGGCCCCAGCCTCTTTACACAGATGCGCCGTCACTGCCATAGGGATACCGGGGATCCCCCAGTTATTACTTGACTCCACTGCCATCGAGTAGTTCGAGAGCTTTGGATCTTGGGACGGGTTGAAGTCGGTGAAGTGCTCCGCCCATTGAGGCCACTTGTTATCTAGCCAGTACATGTCATGGATACGAAGGCAGTTAGTACCTTGGATCATAGCCATGTAGGCCGGGTGGAAGGCGTAGGGCTTGGCTGGGGGCATACCCCCACCCAAGAGTGACTCCTCACTCGCAAGGCAACAATAGGCATAGGCAATCTTCTGGTTCGATCCCGTGGAGTTAGTGAAGACAAGGTCAATAGCCAGAGACGACCAGTGTCCAGAAGCATCCGCTACGTCAAAGGTCATCGTCCCCGGAGTTGAAGTATTGACGTTGGAAATGTAAGCGTTACTAGTAATCGACATCGTAATATTTGTATTATCGATGACGCACTTATACGAACCGGGAGGAAAGTACCCAACGACATCATCCATGTCGGGGAGGTTTGCGTAGAGGAGGGGGCGGTGGATCTGTTGTCCAGCAGAGAGAGTCGGCCAGTTATTAGAATCAACGGTTGGTTGAAAACCAGTTGTTGTGTCTAGCCAGAACCACTGCCCCATCTTCATCTGGTCAACGAAGACATAGTTCGCCCCATCATATCCCATTCCGGGCATGTTATATCCGTAGTGGGTGCCCGAGTTAGCTGAGCCCCCACCAAAGAGAATCTGGCGAATGTTGGGACTCGTCACGCTGCTCTCACACTCGGAACAACGAAGCTCGTCGAGCCGTTCGCATTACATCCAAACCCGCAGAACGTGAACGTCGTACACCAAGAGTCGGTTTGGGTAGTACCTACCTGCACATACCCACTACCCGAGTCAACATATGCGGTCACGTTAGCTCCCGAGACAACTAGACGACGACCATACACGTTGCCTTGGGTGAAGGCCACACCAGTGTCGTAGTCCAGTTGTAGAGTTCCTGAGGAGTCTTGGATCTGAATGTGCCAATGGTGGTCTGTGTCATCGGATAGGAGGAAGACCCCCGAGAAGGACCCGCCTGCTGCCTGCTTCCGGCAGAACGCATACCCATACTCGACCCCATAGCCCGGAGTAGTCTGCAAACCATCCCAAGTAAACGTTCCATCAGCAAGACCCGAGTCCTTCTGGCAATGGGTACCTGCGGCAATACTTCCCGGATAGATACCCTGCCCTTCAGCATTCGGGTTTCCTGCAACCCAGTCCGTAGCAGATTGTGTCCAGCCACTAACCGTCGTGACAACTGTTCCATTACTGAGGGCAGCAAAGTTATCAAAGAAACCAGCCGCTGTGGTAGTCCCATTTACGATGTTTGAAATCGTACCATTACCTGAAGCGTTGATTGGGATAATCTGGAAATCATATGACGTAGAGTTCGAGAGGCCCGTCACCGAGACACTAGTAGAAGCAGTAGGAGAACCAAAATTAGTCCACGAGCCGGGACCAGTATGAACTCGGTATTGAGGCTGATAAGTAGCTGCCGCACCATGGGTATTGTCCACTGTAGGGGCGGACCAAGACAAGGCTGCTGTCGTGCTTCCCATAGTCGGAGCAGACAGAGTAGGAGCCCCCGGAAGAGGGATTGGAGCATCTGCTAGAGTCGTCCAAGCAAACTCTACAGACCCATTCAGAGCCACAACATAAAGAGCCGTCTGGTTGTATGGACTAGTACCAAGAGTTTGTCCGCCCGTGGACTTATCGATCCACGATCCGGGCAGAGTCAATCCCCAACCACCAACATAGTTCTGAACGCAAATAGCAATCAGATTACCGAAGTTAACCTTCGACCCTTCGGTAATAGTCTCGTTAGCAGTCAGCAAGTGAACACCAGTAGACCCGTCTTGCAGGTACCTACCAAGGTCCGAAATATCCAAAGGATAGGTAGTCGTATAAGCCGTGCCTGTGGTTGTGCCTGCACCAGAAGGACCCGGAGGTCCAGTAGGACCAGTAGCTCCGTTAGATCCATTCGTGCCATTAGTGCCGTTGGTACCAGCAGCACCTGTAGGCCCCGCAGGGCCAGTAATCGTAGCAGTCACGTTTACCCATGCCGAACCAGTCCACTGTTCGAGGACACTGTTCGACAGGACGTAGAGACCTGCAATCTTCTCGGTCGGGTGCCCAGTGAAGTACGTGTCTCGCGCTGTATCATTGGCAAAGACGTACTGAGCAGGAATCGTGAGAGACCCACTTCCGCCACCACCACCACCCGCTACCGTAAAATGAACTGTAACAGACATATTAATCTCCCATCAGAACAGAGACTGTAGCACCTGTCCCAGAGATATTAGTAAGCGCAGCACGCACAAACTTCCAAGGAGCAACAGTAGTAAACCCATCCGTCAGAGATGGAGCCGTTGCACTAGTAGTTCCAGTCAACGTAATCGTTCCCATTGAAGTAGCAAGCCAGTTGGTCTGGAAGAACCTAACCGATCCAACGGTAGGAGAAGTAGCTAGACCCGTAACGTTAGCACTCAAGGTGATCGAGTTGTTATTAGTAACCGTAGCGACATAGGTTCCAATAGGAATACCGGGACCAACTACGATCATACCCACAGCTACCGGGGGACTAAACAGATCGTTGAGTTGTTCTGTACCCCCACCGAACTGACTGGCAGTAACCGTGATAACAGACGAACTGTTCGTGAGAGTGACATTGTTAACAATGAATCCCGTACCTGTCCAGATATCATCCGATACTTGAATGTCTACCGTAGCGGCTAGAGCACCAAAGGTAGTAGACGTACAGATGGCTTGGTACGAGGTCCAAGGGGCTTCTTTGTAGATGGGGAGCGAGTTTTGATTGGCGGTAGCCGTTGTAGCTGCGGTATTACCCCAAGGGAAGACCTTTGCTTCTCCTGATCGAATTCTGACATCCATGTTATTAGACTCCTATTTTTGAGATGTCGATAAGAATAAAGAAAGACCCGGTACCTTTACAGGTTAGATCTATCTCTTTACCCATAATGCCCCCAAAGCTTTCAAACTCCATACGAGAGCGACCTTCAAGGGGAATGACATAAGGCGCATCCCTGTATTGCATCAACACCTTCAACCCACTTTCCACCGAGAAGACTAGCGTATCAATCTTCATGTTGTGGGGAGGGCCAGCAAGAAGCTGGGTGTCGATCAAATCAAACGTAGAATCTAGCTCGTTGTGAATCATACCAGAGATCAAGTAGACAGTATTCTTTGGGCCGTCGTTAATGACTGTCCTCGTAATACTGTCTCCTGTCCCCTCGTGCTCAAGGGTGTGATGCGGCATCTTAGTTGTACTCAGAGCCAAACGTAAGGTTGTCGAGGAACATGATGTTGGTAGCAGCGGTGTTAAGCGCGTAACCAGCACCAGCACACAGAGGCGTCATAGGCATGATCAAGTCAAACGTATTAGCAGCCGGGAGAACCGGAGCAATAGAAGTCGTCATGCTCGCATTCGACGGGATGAAGTTGTTGCCCGAAGCCGTATCGACTGTAGCACCAGCAGCCATCGCAACACCATTGTTCGAAGTAGGAGCAACGTTGTTTTGAATACCTACGGTAGCAACCAAGCGGCCATTAACGCCAACGAACAGGACACCCTTACCATTGTAGTAGAGGCTGAGGTTGATCCACGGGTTCACTTCGTTGGTGAACGTCGAGTAACCAGTACCACCCACGTGGCAGAGATACGGAGCATAAAGACCAGCACCGAGAGGGCCAACGTTACCCGGTTGGGCCGTTTGACCAGTACCACCGTTGATCTGGCAGTAGGCTTGCGCATAAGGAGAAGCAGCACCAGCACCCGTGGTACGAACCAGCGGAGCGATGGCATAGCCAGCACCAGCCGTAGCAACCGCAATAGAGGTGTACTTGTTCGAAGAACCAGCCGTAGTAAGAGCAGCAGCCGGGTCACCAGTGAACGAAGTCGTATCACCGAAGAGACCACTCGGACGAGCGAGGTCACAGATGTTCTTGATCGTAGTCGTAACCGTCGAGCCAGTGAGGCCAGTGTTCTTGATAACAAGGTTAGCAGCCGAAGCAACCGTATTCTTCGTACCCGGGACTTCGAAGTAGACACCATTGGTAATAGTGCCAGTCGGGTCAGCGATATCGATCAGACCAACGCGAGTAACCGCAGTCGCATCACCAGCCGAGAGCGAACCAGCGCCAGTAGCATAGTAGCCCATCAGACCCTTGTTAAAGGCGACGTTGGCACTAAACCATACTTGGTTACCGGGAATGAACTGAACCGGATTGATGGCAGCAGAGTTGCCATCCATGACAATACCGGCCTTACCACCCGAGGCCGTAGTGACAGCCATCGAGACAATACCACCGTTGTAGCCACTCACGAGAGCACCACCAGCAGCATTCCAAACACCGCCACCAACCGTAGCAGTCGTAGCAGTAACAGTGAAACTACCAGCAGTGTACGGAGTCATCTCGTTGACGACAGCGCCAGTTTGGTATTGGTTAGGGACAACAGGGAACGTATTGAGGACGTGATCCCGCTTGAACGTACTAATGCCAGCGGGGAATCGGGTAGGTGCAACCATTATGATCTCCTATATTGACGTTGTTGACAACGCTCTTATGAGCGTCATACAGGATTAAAAATTACTTCTTGGGAGCCAATTTAACTTTAGGGCCTCCCTTGGGGGATTTGACAGAAGAACTATAACCCTTCGGGACACTAGGAACCGTAGGACGCTTGCCCTTCATTTTGGAAACTTCGTAAGACATGTATACTCCTTAGTAGGACACCCCTCCGAAGAGGGGTGCCTAGGTTACTTAAGGCCCATTAACTCCCCAGACCGCACGAGGATCAGACCAACCGAACGAATACCGCTCGTAGCCCTTCGCCTTGACGTTCATGGTGTCAAAGTCATTGTCCTGATCGAACATGATACCGACACGCTCGTAGTACTTCATACCCGTACCACCCGGGATCTTGTTCCGGAGGAACCAAGCATGGGGCGAGGTGAAGTAGTGGTTGACTTTGAAGCCACCCGGAATGTACTTGCCCGACTTGATGACGTTGATGTCATTGTTGGCATTACCCGTCTGATACGAGCTATTCAGGATGCGCTGGGCATTGAACAGTTCTTGACGAGCGATGTGCAGGGTTTCCGGTTGAATGGCAACAAGCAGACCACGGTCGTTTTGCAGACCTTGGATAGCGATAACAGCATCCTCAAGAGCCGCTTCCGACAGGTCAACGTCAACGGTAGGCTTGTTAGCCCACGTGCCGCCAGCCGTATTAGGGTGAGCCGTCGAGCAGAGCGGTTGTGCGTCACCACCGAGGTACGTCGAGTTGAACGCACGGTTGTAGACGTTGGCACCAACGTTCTCCTTCGTTTGACGGAAGGACATTGCCAGTGCAGCAGCACGCTTCTTCGACACTTGCTCATAGAGGTTGTCGTCAAGCTCTTCCTTGGTAACGATGTAACCCATTGCATACGCAACGTGCGTATAGCGGGTCACGAAACCTTGGATTTCGCTATCGAAGTTAACACCACCCGACTCAGGCTTGACCGGGACCAGACCGAAGCCAGACAGTTGAACGTCTTCTTCATAGTTCTGGGTAGACGTATCCTTATCGAAGAGATCCGTGTATTCAGTCGGATGCTCGTCGTAGGTTTGACCCCACCAAGCCTTAATCCCCGGCCAAAGAGCCTTTGGGTGTGATGCGGTAGTGATAAGACCAGCCATAATTGTTCTCCTTTATTATTCTTGTTACTCGTCTTACGCACCAACGGCGTTGACAATCTTATACTGATGCTGGTTCCAAGCCACCAGAACCGGAAGGTACGGGACAGCAGTCGCAGCCGCAACAGCACCGAGAGCACCCTGAGTGATCGGGTCTTGCGGAGCACCGATGATCTGGAACAGGGTATTCGAAGCCGAGCTATAGACCGTATTCGTAGTCGTAGGACCAGTGATAACCAGATTCGAGAACGGCGAGTAGGCCGCAAGCGACGAGGTTTGGTCAGCCGTAATCGTAGCCGTAGCGAGGTTATGAAGCTGGTTACGAGAAACGCCAGTCGAGTCCGATTGAACCATAAAGATCACATTCGGATCATCCACGACGTAGAGGTAGTGAGCACCAGCCGACTTGTTAAGGTAAGTCTTCGAGAGCGAGAGATCCGTACCAACCAGCGAGACACCCGGATCCGCGACGCGGATACCGACGATCACACCGAGAGGCAGAGGAGCCGAACCCGTAGCATACTTCGTAACAGCCGGAACACCATTAGCGTCACCACCTTGGGCAATACCAACGATGTCACCGATGGCATACGTATTCGATGCATCGGTCGGGAGGTAGTAAAGACGGCCTTGCTCGTTGTAAGCGGCACCAGTCAGCGTACCGACTGGAGTAAGGCCACGAGGCATGTTAGTGAGAGCCATGTTGAAATTCCTTTATAGTTATTGTTGGACTATTAGCCCTGCTTAAGTTGAATACCATCCCTACGGACATAGAAGTTCGGGTTATCCCCCGTGATCTTCCCCTTACGGATCGTATTGTCGATAAGATTGTTCTTGGCAGCAAGGGCAGCTTGGTCCTCTTTGTACCACTCTTCCCGTTGCTTCATCAAGTAACCGTACTTGGCAGAGCCTTCTCCGGTCCTTGGATTCACAAGGTATCTAACTCGATTGCCTACGTCAGTGTTGCGGCTTACAACGTTCTCACTAATCCCGCCCACTTCTTCAGGAGCAACAAACTCATAACCAGCTTCTTGTGCTTCGTAGATGCGATTACCCTCATCCGTAAACACATGAAGATGATACCCCGGAATAGTGTGGTTGACACTGAGCTTTGACTGCGTACCGTTAAAGACGTTTTTCTTTCTACGTCCGGGGGTAGTAGTCTCGATTACTGCTGCATCCTTTTCTTGTTCTTGTTCTTCGAGTTCTTGTACTTCAGCAGCAACCTTGGTTGATTCTGTCTCTGCTTCAAATGATTTCCGGGGCATTTTATAATTCCTTTAAAGATTAAGACCAATCGAACGAGTCAACATACTGCTCCCGTGTGAGCAGTTTCTGTTTGACGTATCGATCACAGGCCGCTTTGGCTTCAGCAGGAAGGTTCTCGTAGCTCTTGGCAGCACCCTTAGAGCCACCTCCTCGACTACCAGAACCTGACTCAACCGGGCTACGAGGGCTGCTCGTCTTCCCAAATCGGGCAGGAAACTCTTCCGCCAACACCGTGTTCAGTTTGTCCAAGAATTCCTGACCCTTGAGATCAGGGAACTCCAGTCGGAGAGATTCTCCGATGCCGTTGGCAATGCTAGTCATTCTCCGGTCCTTACCGAACCACTCATTCTCTCCTAGCCAAGCTTGGAGTGAAGGATCGATTGCAGTAGGCTCCGGTGCCTTGGGAGCAGGCTTCGCTGCCTCTTTGGCAGCTTGCTTGACTTCCCGGATGTTGTCTTTGGTTTTATCCATGACATCATCCAAGGCGTTGACCTTCTTGCCATCACCATCTGAAATGGCTTGGGCACGCTCTTCCTTGAGGGAAGTTAGCTGGGTTTCCAGTTCAGCCACCTTTCTCTGGTGTGCCTCTACTTGGAACTTCTTGAACTCTTCTGTAGTAGCCCGAAGCTCTTGAAGCTGAGCTTGGGTTGCCTTAAGCTCCTTGGACATGAAATCATTGTCCTTCTTGAGGTTCTTAAGCCACTCATCTCCCCGCTTCACGAAGGTATCTGCATCAACCCAGAGGTTAGGATCACCCTTCCACTGGTCTTTATCCGACCAGCCTTGGGCTTCTGCCCTCTTGCGGATCGCAGGATCCACTTCCTTTTGCTCGACTACTTCTTCAACTTTCTCGTCAGCCATGTGTTCTTTCTCCTTGGTATGAAACCTTAGCACACTTTTTTAAACGTGTCAAGTACTTTACAAACCTTTTGTCAGGTGGGGGTCAACCAGATCAACGTCCGAATCGAGCTTGGCTGTGATATCCTCGTCATTGATCAGGCGATAAGATACCCCATCCTTACCCGTGTAGAGCAGGCCAGCGTACTTAGCAAAGATGACCTTATCGCCAACCTCGCACCAACGGGACCCCTTCTCGAAGCACTCTTCTCCCATGGCAATAACGATACCCGTCGTATTCGCCATCTGCTCCCGCTCACTAGTCTCCTCCGTCTGGAGGATGATTCCGCCCTTGGAGACCTTAGTGATCTCCATCGGTCGGATCAGGACTCGCCATCCGGCCGGGTTAATGCCACTGGTATTACTCACTTTCTTGCTCCTGTTGGTTAGGGTTCCACACTTGGGGAACTAGGTCTTCATAACGGAGATCTAGGAGGATAGCAAGTACCTTGCACCGCCCCATAACCTCCTCTGGATTCTCATAAGCCCCGTTGCAGAGTCCTTCTTTCATGTCCTCTCGGTCTTGTCTGATTCGGGAAATGAAGGCTTCCGTTACCGAGTTAGTCTGCCATTCCAAGAACTCTTGTCTAGTGATAGTCACAACTTTCCTTTCGTAGGTTATTTGCCCGGGTTCTGGTCTGCCCCTGTGGTCAGTTCCTTGTCAGCCCTATCCTGCTCTTTCATCGTGGCATACATATCATTCATGAGACGGACAGATTCCAAGACACCTTCCCTGCGCTCTCGTTGGAGAGCGATCTGGGTATTGATCTCGTTGAGACGATGCTTCTCTGCCTCGTGAAGCACACCCATCTTGAGGACTTCGGCTTCTGCCTCAAGCTTCTGGATCTGGGCTTGGGAGAGTTCAGCCTTGTTCATGAGTTCGAGGAGGCCGAGCTTCATCTTGAGATCCCTTTCTGCCTTCTTGCCTTCTTCCTTAAGCTGCTCGATTTGGATCTTCGGATGGACAAACGGCGGAAGCGCGTTCGGACCCTTCGGGTTCGGGAGGATCGTTTCAATGTCAGCAACCTTCATCGCCTTGAGGAAGGCAACCTCAGTCTCGTACTTGTTATACAAACCGGGAGCCGACGCGGCGCGACCGACAAGAGCGGTCGCTTGCATGACCCTCTGGTGATCCGAGGTGATAGAGGGATCAGCCGTTGGCATGACATCCGTAGCCGGACCCTTATAGTCATCTTTAAGAATCATTCCAACATTGCTCCCTTCCGAGTTTTGAATGAACCGATAATCATCGGTGATAAAGATCTGATTGAGACGGTAAAGCTTACGGAACTCCTGTTTCAGGCTACGGTAAGTACGCTTGAATATGCCATTGAAGATCTTCATCCCTTGCTCTGCCATGGTTCGGGCAGTCTCTGCTGGAGTATTCTGTCCGGGGTTCTGTCCTTGAAGAATGTCTACTGCACCCCCGATACGTTCCCCATAGTTGATGAGAAGGTTGAGAAGGGTAAACAGAACATTGGAAGGTTCCCTAACCGGAAGAGGAACGATACCTTTGCGAAGATCGTCCCCAGTAGAATCCACGTGCTTCCACTCAAGCGGGTTGAATGTATTGTTACCACCACGGATCTTGATTCCTCGTGAGAAGAAGCCTCCAGCAGTGTTAGCCATCGTGCCCGAATCAACTAGTTGATTGAGAATGGTGTTGATGGATTCGTTAAGAGGGCCGAGTAGAACACCGAAGCCCAAGTCATAGAATCCGCCGTCCGGAGAGGGAATAAACGGATACTTCGTGAAGTATTGCTCAGGAGTGATCTGCATGATCTTCTTATAATCATCTGAAGCACGCTTCACACCATCCGAGTTGTAGCGAGCAACGATACGAGCAACCTTCTTAGTATCTCTACGGACGTAAACGATATAAGGTTCCCCGTAAGAGTCTCCATCGAAGTCAATGAAGCAGTGGTGTTCGAGGATCTCCTTGGGGACACTAGAGTCATTTCTCTCCGGGGGAGTCAGGCCCTGTGCCCTATCTTGGGCCATCTGAAGACTCTTGCCTGAGAGATCCACACCCTGCGAGGCAGGCAGACCTTCACGCACGTCACACCAGAGGCCCCGGGCCACACGCTCGTAGATATCGTTGTCGGACATCATTAGGACGTGGGTAACGCGGGGGGCAGTCTCCAAGCTCTTGGTCCAGTAGTTGACAACCAAGTCCTTGGCAAGGATGTTCTCAGAAACATTGTGCTCCTTGAACGGGTCGTAGTAAGTCTTCTTGAAGGCACAACCGACAATAGGCTGAGAGATGAGAACCTTGTCCATCTCACTTTCCCAGTCCTCGTCTTCTTCGAGGATCTGGAATGACATGTGCCGCTCCACTCGCTCCGCTCGCTTCGCACGAAAGTCATGCTCATCATCGCCAACCACTCGACACTTCACCGGAAGATCCGAGTCAATGAGGACCGGATAACTGCGGGCGTGGTACTGAAGAGCAGCAATGGTGATCAGGGGGAATTTGACATTCGAAGCATTGGGCCAAGGAAAATTCTTGGTAGTAGCCACCTGAAGAGCTAGCTGAAGAGAGGCTTCAGTACGACGTTCCCACGCAGAGCGAGAGAGAATGTCCGCATCGAAGTCCTTGACAACCTGAGCCCCGATAGTCTTGAGATCGTCTTCATCTAGAACCTCTGCGATATTATCGAGGAACATAATGTCATCGATCTTGTGTTTCTTTTTGAGTTCCATGTTTATTGTACCTCGTTGTTGTATTTGCGCTCGTTCTTCATGCGAGCTTTCTCTTTGTACTCATCACTCCTGTTATTAGAAACACGTTCCTTTAGTTGGAACTTCCGAAGAGGCTGCTTGTCTCGTTTAGTAGCCGGTAACTTCATTTCTTCCTCCGGATCCGCTTCTAAAATCTCTTGCCACCATCTGGTCATATTCGTCCTCTTGTTCTTCTTCTGGAGTGTCTGCCATCCACATCTTGTCTACCATCAAGCCGAGATAGGACCAAGCATCTACTTGGTCGTCGTGTCTGTCCCTAGGAAACTTGAGAAGCTCATCCTCAAAGTCCGCATACCAATCACCATCTTTATTGAAGCGACAAGCACCAGAGCGCATACGAGCTTGGATAGAGCGAGCACGAGTGAGCTTGTCTGCTGAGGGCTTGAGTTCATAGTGGTTGATGTAAATACCTGATTTGATCATAGCCTCGTTGAGAACGGGACCAATGGCCTTGTGGATGGTCCCTGCCTCTATGCCAAACAATACCGGCTGATAGACCTTCTGGAGCATGAGGATTGTGTCCACAATTTCCAAGGCATCCAACCGATCACGGATCACGTGTATGCAGTTCAATCTTCCCTCATCGTCCATCCCCCCAACCACAAAAGCCGAATAGTCCGACCGTTGGGCAGTTGAGACAGCAAGATCGCACGTTGCATAGTATACCATCTTTTTATCCAAGTCCGCAACCTTCATGGGATTGAAGTCAGCCTTCTTGAAAAAGGAGTTAGTCACGTCCATAGGGACGTTGAGGATTTCTTGGGAGTAGATGTCCGAAAGACCTTGGCGGGAGTAGTCATCCCGCATCATCCGGAACTCTTTGGCCGACTTCATCTCAGGCCAGAGGAGCTTGGAAAAGTCCTCGTTGTGGGCACGGTACTTGATTGACTTCCACGGTAGAAGCTGGTCAGAGTATTCCTTGAGATCCTCTTTGATGACAGGGAGCTTGCCAGTCCCCTTCTTGGTCTGAAGAAGGCTAGAAGGCATGAGGTTCTCTAGGAGGGAGTCCATGTGGAGGATAGTCCCGACTACCCGGATCTTCCCTGAGGAGGACATGGTACGGAGGAGGGCACCGTAGAACCACCTCTTGAACTTGTGCCTACGTTCCTTGTTCATGACGATCTCATCGTTCTCCATGTCGTCACAGATGATCAGGTCAGGACGGGAGTTGGCCCACTTGAGACCCCGGACCTTCTGCTCCGAACCCCGGGCTTGGATCCGGAAGGTGTGCCCATCGTCCATCTCAACTATGAGGTCGTCCTCGGTTTCCTTGGGGAAAGGGCCTAGCTTGACCCCGAAGAGGTGTCTCAAGTCCTCATTGTCCATGAGTTCCTTTTTGATATCCCCGAGGAAGAGGACAGCCTGAGCCACAGTGTCCGAGACTATGATGACGTACCGAGCCTCCCGGAAGAGGACAGCAGCAAGGGTATAGGCGTGGGTAACGGCCGTACTCTTGGCGTGGTAGCGGGGAGCAGCGATAGCTACTTGCTTCCAATCGGAGGTAACCAAGTCCCAGATCTCCCGATGAAAGGAGGGAGTGGCAGCAGGCTTGTCAAAGTTTTTCCGGAGGACGGAGTTGACAAAACCCTCTAAGACCGCAGAATTTAATTTGGACACGGTAAGATAAAATTACGAGTCTTCTTGTTTTACGATCTCGACCATGGGGATATCGAGGACCACGGGGGAGGGTTTCTTGGTATTGTCTTGGGCTAAGGCAGCAAAGTTCTCAGCGAGCTTCAAGAGACGGGAGTTGATTGTCTCTTCTTTTTCCTTTTGCTGGGGACCTTGACGGATAGCCTTTTGTTCCTTGAGGAGGTCCTTGGTGATGTTTAGGGCTGTTTGGGCTTTAACGGGCACCCTAACGATTTCTTGGGCCTTGTGGTCCCAGACTGTATCCCCGTTGTCTAGACGGTCTTGTACGGCCTTTAAAGCCCTTTGGACGATCTTTTGCATCGAGGAGTCCAACTCCTGAGCATCCTCGGCTTGGAGCTTGAGGACGGCCTCCTTCCAAAAGGGGGTAGTTTTCCACTTCTCCAAGGTCGAGTGGGGGACACCCGTAACCAAGGCAGTACCGGTAAGGGTGCCGACGTTGAGGTAGGTAGCTACGGCTTCGAGCTTCTGGTTATCAGTCCAGAAGGCTTTCTTGGATAGGGGGTTCTTGCTCTTCCTGCGATTCATATGGTTCAACTTGGAGGCTTGCTAAAGAACCGCCACCTTATCATGAATTCCCCCCAATTGTCAAGCAATGAATTGTAACAATTGGCACGCCATCACTCAATCGACTCCGAAGGAGGAGATTGAGGAAAGGAAGGGAGAGGAACACAGTAGTAGTAGTAGTTATATATATATATATATATATCTCTCTCTCCCTTTATGGGAGAGAGAGTAGTTATATATATACTACTACTATAAGAGAAGGGAAAGTTGCGTGTTACATTTAGAGCATTGTTTGTAGGATAAGTCCTACAAGTGAGAAAAGGTAAAAAGTTGTTGTAGCGATAGATGGTGGGTAAAGTAAAAATAAATAAATCAATCTTTGCCCCCTCCCCTACCCTAAGTTAGTGGTTATTTACCCTTATTTGCTTTCAACTACTTACATCTGCCTTCATCTGCCTCTGAAGACAACACATTGGTGGGGGATGGTTTGCTCCGTGTCATCGCCATCGTAGCTCGGTATCCACGCTGTCAAGGGCTGCGCCGCTGTGGAGCCCGCTGGTCGCGGGAGTTCGGAGTGGCTCGGAGGGCGGAGCGCGGCTTGTCGGCCTTCGGCCGATGGGCTGTGCCCACCCTTGACCGCGCGGACCCTCCTCGCTCCGTTGTCGTTGTCACGGATCGCACCGAATCGTCGGTTGTCGGACGTTGGCCTAGGAGAGTGTTGTGAGTAATTCGAAGACCGTTGGTAACGTGGTTGGTAACGTGGTTGGTCGTGAACAGTTCGATTTCGTGGCTTGGGAGAAGCTCATCGAGGGTCTGCCCGCTGGGATGCAGATGTGGATGGCTTCCGACTTGCTCACGCGTGCTGGGCTGTCGATGATGCGCTTCCGGAACCCGCGTGGTCGGACGGCGCTCGATCTCGCTGACAACACGAACAGCCTCCGCATTGCGGTGAAGGCTGATCGGGCTGCGAGGGAGGCCGACAAGTCGGCTGAACCGCAGAGCGATTCGAAGAAGATCTAGCGTACTAGGGGGTCTAGCTCCTTCGGGAGTTAGATCCCCTTTTTCGTACTCCGCTAAGTAAGCGGAGAGGGGTTGGGGAAAACGGACTCGAATCCTAGATGCTTGTGTTTCTAGGAACATAGGAGGTTATATGGTTACGAAGCAACAACCGACGACAACGTCGCGGCTACGAGTTTTGGAAGAGGAATATTGTGGTGCCATACCATACCAACCCACCAAGCAAGAGCTTGAAGAGTATCACAGGCTCAAGAAGGAACTCGAAGAGTCTCACAAGACAACTAAGGAGCAATGAGATGCAAATCTATCCCAATACACATAGGGTTAGTACCGAGATTGACAGGCTCGTCAAGATGTCAAAGGAGATCATCGAAGAGGGCAAGAAGTTCAGATGTGAACAATACGCAATTGCCCTCGAAGCTCTTGATGCTCTGATCGAGGTAGCTCCCAACCTCCCAACCAAGAACCAACTGACCCAAGTCAGGACTGTGATCATTGCTCTCGATAGAAGGGAAACCACGAAATGAACTTTGATCCTATGATCATCCTCAGGCTGTTCTTGGCCTATGTCTTGTTTCACATCATCTTCTTTTCTTGGGATTGGTTTAGAGACAAACCCGATGAATGGTACGATGATCATCCCGAAGAAAGGACTTGGAAAGATACGTGTGGTGATATCCTCACGATCTCCATTCCGATCATTTGTATCATTGATTGGACAATCTCTCTTTGTAGCTGAAAGGACTATCATGGATATCTACGAAATCATCATCATGGTTGGTGTTGTAGTTCCTACTTTCTTGGTTGCTACAGCTATCCATATTCTCTTGTGTCTCGAAGAAGAGTAACCAAGAATCCATTGGCTAGGGTTCGGCCCTAGTCAATGGGTGCATGGTGTGCCCAGATCCGAAGGAGAATCCTAGATATGCGATACACAGCATTTGTTCTTAGGAACAGATTCACTATCGTCAAAGAGACTCGTGGTGGTCTTACTTCCGAGGAATTCAAGAGAGGTGCTCGGTTTGGTGCTTCTGATGAATCCTCGGATGTCCTGACTTCGATGTTCCTCATGCAAGGGAAGCAATACCTGAGCAACTTGGAGTGGAATAGGGTAATCAAGGAACCCGGAGAAAACGACAGAGAGACCAACAAGAACTATGGTCGAGAAAGGTACATCAATCTCGATAGAGAAGACTTCTATCTCGATGAGAAGCGTCCTTATCCTCGTTGTTACTAACTTCGGTTAAAAGGAGCTAATTGTGGCTAAAAACTGTTCACACCTTGCTTGTAGGCTTGCTCTTCAATGCCTAATCAAGGGTGAAAGTGATGACGTTTATAATCCGTTTCCACCTGTTCCTCTTGCACCCAACCAGAAAATGATCCACAATCTGCTGGTTTACCAAGCAGAGGACAAGAACTGGTATGTTGGTTTTTCACAACATTGGCACAAGTATCGTCTCCAGCCCAAGACCCCTACCTGAAAGGTATCAAATGGAACTCAAGTCTGTCAAGATCAAGCGTCCTACTCCTCCCAATGTGGCATCCAATGCCACTCCGGGACAACCCAACCGCAAGCAGCACCAGAGGCTTGCTAGGCGCATTGCTGCATGGTCCCTTACCATGAACTCCAAGGATGCTCTGGCATCCAAGAAGGAGCTTCGTAAGGGCAATGGTGGGTATAAGAAGCCGGGGAGCATGCAATGAGCCAAGAGCAAGCACTGCGCAAGGCATCCATGGCCGCCGCACTGCCTTCGTTCATCCGCCGGCCAATCGAGGAAGCGATTGAAGCGGCCGTGAACCCGAAGGGCATGAGCGTCCACGACGGGAAGATTCACGGACTCGCGTCCGACAAGGTGGCGTATCTCCTGCGCGCCTATGACGACTTGCGGCAAGCGTTGCAAGACCCGGTGCGGGTCCACGTTGCGATGCTCCGGGGCGAGATTGCAAAGCCCGCGATCCAGGACATGCTGCATGTCTACGGTGCCGAAGCGCTGGCGCGATGGGATGCCGCCGCCCCACAGCCCGAGAGCACGCAGCAGCCCGAACTGATGGGCTGGCTTTTCGAGTGATGCGCGACGGCAGCGGCGGCGGTCGCCCGTACGGGCCGTATCCCCGCCACCCCTTCCGACCGATCCGCCCGGGCCGCTAGAGGTCGGCCGGTGCGAACGGACAGCCGACCAAAGCGGATGGCTTCGACAAGGTGACGTCGCTCTACGCAATAGAGAGGGCACAGCCCGAGAGCAATGTTGACGCTGCCATATAGGCAGAGGGAAAGAATGAATGAAAACGCTCGCTCTGCCCGTGCAAGCCTCGTGCCTCTCGCCCCTCACGGGGCTCGCCTGTCCTTTCGGACAGGTCGGCACTCGCCATGCGTGGGCTTCGCTCGCTTAGAAGTATCGGGGGCTTCGCGCCCCCGGTATCGCCTTCGGCGGGGGCGCTTCGCCCCCTCCCCGTTTAAAGGAAGTAATGATGAAATCAATCCTTATCAGCCTTGTGATAGTTATCCTCACAGCATGTGGGGGTAACAACGACGATATCCAGACTCGATCTACAATCGAACCTGTCTCATGTGACCCGGCTAGTCCGGACTTTAGCAGCAATGCTACTAACTGTTCCAAGTAAAGGAATGATGATGAGTAAGTTTCATCCTGACGATGTTGTTCTTAGGAACACTGCTCCTTCGAATGATGGTTTTGAAAATATGTGTGTAGGTGCTTTGGGTATTGTTCGTGGTTGTACTCGAACCCACGCCATCATTGATGATGGGTTTCTGGATACAACTTGGAACACAACTGCGTTTTTCTCAGTTCCTGTCGAACATCTCGATCTTCTTGAGGCTAACGACAATGAAGAAGCCTAAGGACTTTCGGGATAGTCTCAAGGAACCTAACTCCGAAAACGTGGAGTTGGATAAAGAGATGGATACGACAGATGACCTCAAAGAAGGAGGTATGTTTGGGTATCTTGATTGGTTCTATGATGGGGAGATGAGTGATGAGTGATCCTATTAAAGTAGAACTTCTGTATGAAAGTACAAACGTTCTGTATGAAGCTGCAAAAGAGAGCATTGTTGCAGAAGAGACTGAAATCTCTACCTACGAAAAGATTCTTAAGGTTGGATTTCTTTATGAAAAAAATGTAGGTACATTTATTAAAGAGCTCTCGTACACTGAACAACAAATCAAGAAAGAGTATGACTTGAAGCATATGCCCAATCCTTGGCGTTCAGCTAAGAGTGTAGTTGTAAATGCTATGAATCATAGTGTCTCTCTTCGAGACGACAACGGTAATCTCAAGGGTAAGTCTCGTCTTCAACAAGAGCTTAAAGAACTTAAGACTAAGAAAGAAATTACTCTTGATGAGTATGTTGGTATTATTGCCAATATGATTACTATGCCAAAACATGGATTCACTGTTTCTGAAGTCAAAGAAAAGTTCGACGTGCTTTATGGTGGGCTCTAACTAAGGAGAACTAGGTGCTTACTCAAGCTCCGGAAGTGATGAGATACATCCGAGCCAGTGCTGGTAGGGCTGGCTTGGGTGTTGTCTGGGAAGAAGAGAACAGGCCGAGGCACGATGGCAAGAATATTTACTTGCCTCGTATGACAGCTAAGACTACCCAAGAGGACATAATTCTGTTTATGTCTAGTGTGGACCATGAAGTTGCACACGACAAGTTCTCTAGTTTTAAGGTTATCCAAGACAACAAGATTCTTCTTTCGAACCAATTGTTGATGTTTGTCTGGAACTTCGTCGAGGATTCCCGAGTCAATACTATTGAAGCTAGTGACTATCGAGGGTTTCGAGAAATTTGGGATGAATCTACTAGCAATCTCATGAAGAGTATTGCTGAGAAGTTTGCTAAGGATCCGACCAAAGATATTAATTATCTGATGTCGCATCTCATAGTGTGGGAAGCTGTTATTAATAAAGATCTCTTTCCTCTTTGTGAAGAGACTGCTTCTCGGTTATTTACTCCTTTGGATCCTGACACTGTTGAATTTCTTGAGAGTTTTAGTGATCGTCTTATCGCTTCTCACAAAGAGAGGGACAAGGAAAAAGGTTCTCAGATGACCTTGGATATTGCTATTGATATCCTCAGGATTGATAGAGAGAAAGTCAAGAAAGAAGAAGAAAAGAGAAAGAAAGAAGAAGAAAAGAAAGGAACAGGAAAGAAAGGAGAAGGAAAAGAAGAAGAAGCAACAAAGAAAGGAAAGAAAGGAACAGAAGAAGGCTCATCCAAAGATGAAGATATTCATCTAGAAGATCCTAAAGACAAAGAATACAAAATTGTCAAGATCAAGGTAACCAAAGAAGATCTTGATAATGCGACTATTAGCCCAGTTAACATCAATACTTCCGAAGCTAAGGTTGGTATTAATTTCGATCTTGATGATAGTTTGCTAACAAGTGATAAAGATTGGGATCTTACTGGCTTCGATGATTTTATTGTAGTGAACTATCCTAAAAATGAGGGGGGTAGAGAGTTTTACATAAATGATGCTGCGCATTACTTTAAACCCGGATATGAGAGAAGCATTGGATCACATGTAATTACTGAAGAAGGATTTGCTCAACAAGTTCGTAAGCTCATTCAAATCAGAGCTAAAGCACAGACTCAATTTGGAGTCAAAAAAGGCAAACTCGATCAATCTAGGATTTCTAGAGTCTGCTTTAAGGCTCCGGGTCTTAGTGAGCGTGTTTTTAAGAACAAAATCGAGAATCTCACATTAAACAGTGCTGTTAGTATTCTCATTGACATGTCTGGCTCTATGTCCGGACTAAAGTCATACCATGCTTGTAAAGCAGGTATGTTGATGAATAAAGTATGTACTGTTCTCAAAATTCCTTGTGAAGTTTTGGGGTTTACAGATAACACAGTTAGAAGTAAATCCGGAGAATATGATGCATTTCCTATCATGTATATTTATAAAGGATTTAACGATCTTAAAGTAAGCGAAGATAATTTCTTGGATTATTTTGCTTATAGCAGTGCTTACATGCTGGGTAATCCTGATGGAGAGAATATTCTCTGGGCATATGACAGATTGCTCAAGAGAAAAGAAAAGAACAGGATTCTAATTGTTATGTCAGACGGGAATCCTGCCGCTTCTAGAGGTGGGTCCAGTATTATTCCTTTTACTGCTAAGGTTATCAAAGAGATTGAACAAGAAAAGAAGGTGTTTATCTATGGCTTGGGACTGCTCTCTGATGCAGTAACTAGGTTGTATAAATACCACAGTGTTGTAAGATCACCACAAGAGATTCCCCATAAACTTCTTGAACTGTTTGAAGAAAGGATTATCAAGCCATGACTAGCCCTGCATTTGAGAGCCCCCGTACTAAGGTGGAGTCTCTTGTAAAGGATGCCCTTAAAGAAGCTCTGGAGAAGAAAGCTGCTGCCAAGGCAGATATTAAGTCTTCAGATCTCATGAAAAAGCTGGCTGAAAGTGTTGCTCCTACTCCTACTCCTTCTCCTACTATGGTTTATACTCCTCCGGCTATCTCGGAAGGACAGAAGTTCCTTTCTGATGTTCTGGGGATCAAAGCTGTTCCTCTTGACTTTGGGGTATCTTGCTTTCATGATCATGAGTTTCATGAGAGTATTGCTGGGTTCATTCCTGAAGTGGATGATAGCTATCATATTGACGTTGAATTGGCATCATCTGTTCTCCAAGCATGGGAATTGGGTGACAAGGTTCTTTGCTATGGTCCGACTGGTTCTGGTAAGTCTTCTCTTATTGAGCAGCTTTGTGCCCGAACCTTTCGGCCCTTCATCCGAATCAACTGCACTGGTGACATGGATTCGTCTATGATCTTTGGTCAGTTGCTGGCTAAGGATGGATCCACGTATTGGGCTGATGGACCTGCCACAGAGGCTGTAAAGTACGGAGCAGTCTTCTGTTGGGATGAGTGGGACGTTACCCCTCCTGAGATCGGTATGGGCCTCCAGTGGCTTCTAGAGGACAATGGCAAGCTGTTCCTCAAGGATATGCCGGGTGAAATCTCGACCAAGATGATCAAGCCTCATCCGAACTTTCGTCTCGTTGCTATTGGTAACACGCAAGGCCAAGGTGATGAGACAGGAGCACATGCTGGCACAAACGTCCAGAACTCTGCTACACTAGACAGATTCGGTACTTGCTTGTACATTGATTACATGCCAGCCAAGATTGAGAAGGACATGATTCTCAAGAAGTTCCCTAAGATTGCGCCTGCTTTGGTTGCTGATCTTGTCCAGTTCGCTGGTCTGGCTCGTATTGGTTACAAGGCTGGTCAGTTGTCGCTGACGGTATCTCAGCGTACTCTCATCAATGTCTGCAAGAAGTTGTTTGTGGGGCTTTCTCCCCATGCAGCCTTTTCTCTGGTATACTTCAATAAGCTCAACAAGACCCAAGAGAAGGTTGCTAAGGAACTGTGGACTAAGGTCTTTGGGTCTGATAAGTAAAGGACAGAGCCATGATTAGCGAGAAGCTAGTCGTCAAACATGCTCCCCGAGTGATCGGGGAACAGATTCACATCAACCACGAGGATTGTGAGGCTGGAGAAGACACCAAGAAGAGGCTCTACATAAAGAGGGTGGATAAGGGTGTGGTAGCTTTCTGCCACCATTGCCAAGAGTCTAGGTTTGTACGGGATAGCCTATCTAAAAAGGATAGGTTGTCCCGTGTTTTTCATAAGCCTGATACTAGTATCCCTGCATTACCTAAGAATATCTCTTCAGAGATTGTAGATACTATTCCTCCTAGTGCTCAGATGTGGCTACATAAGTATGGGTTTCATTATGTAGATAATTGCTTCAGGGGTATTAAAGGTAAGAATGAACAATTAGCTCTTAAGCTAGTTGATATCAATGGAGATACTATCGGTTGGCAGGTTAGAAACCTAGATGGTACTCCTCCTAAATATATTAATAGATTCTTTGTTACTAATAAAGGTAATAGTAGTTGGTTTAATCAAAACTCTGATACTTTAGTTATTACAGAGGATTATCTCTCTGCTTATAAAGTATTTAAACATACTCCTTTTAATAGTTTAGCTCTATTAACTACTGCATTATCTGATACTGCTCTCAAACAGATTATAGAATATAACTATAATAATATTAAGATATGGTTAGATCCAGATGAAGCAGGAATAGAAGGAACAAAGAAAGTAATAAAGAAACTAAGGTACTTCTTACAAGAAGAAACAAAGGTACAGATAGTAACACAAAACAAAGAAGCAAAAGAATCAACAAGAGAAGAACTAAGATTAATACTGATATAGGAGTAACATTGGACTACGATCTGATCAATCTCCTTGCACAAAGCAAGGATAACTATCATAAGTACAAGAAGTATGTAAAGCCACATACAGTCAATAAAGAAACTAACACAATTATCCAAGGAATGGAAAGGTATTATGATACCTTCCCAGTAGAAACCAAGATTGAGTGGAGTGCTTTCTCAGCCTATCTAATCTCAGATCAGAGCAAGAAACTGGCAGAAGATTCCATGTTCAAGCTAAAGCTTGCTCTTAATAAAGCTGAAGCATTCAAGACTCATATTGCCAGTGATGAGATTGTCAAAGGTCTTATCGAATTGGATTATGTTACTAGAATTATTGACGAGTGCCAAGAGGTTCGAGAAGGTACTAGTGATCTAGAGCATGTCCATATTCTGGCTACTGATGCTCTTAAAGATCTAGAGAGGTATATTGAAAAAGATGATTTATTTGTCTCTTCTGATCTTTCTGTTGTTAGTGATCGTATCTCTAGCACTGGTTATAAGTGGCGCTTGGATTCCCTTAATAAGTCTCTCGGTCTGCTTCGTTCTGGGAATTTTGTTATCGTGGCTGCACGAGTAGAGGTTGGTAAGACTACTTTCCTTGCCTCTGAAGTTAGTTATATTGCTCCTCAACTACCTGCTGGTAAGCAGGTTATTTGGGTCAATAACGAAGAAGAGTCTTCTGTTGTTTTCTTTCGTATTGTTCAGGCTGCTCTTGGTCTTGATCAGAAAGCTATCCTTGCTGATCCTGCTGCTGCTATGCTTGCTTACAAGACTCTTATGGGTGGGGATGAGAACAAGATCCGAGTTACTAGAGACATGAACTCAGTTCGAGATCTAGAGACCTTGTTTCGAGAAGTAAATCCGGGTATGATCATCTTTGATCAACTTGACAAAGTGAAGGGATTTAAAAATGAAGAACGTGATGACATTATGCTTGGTCGATTGTATAAATGGGCTCGTGAGTTGGCTCGCACTTATGGCCCGGTCATTACTGCTTCTCAATTGTCTGCTACTGCAATTGAATATAAAGATCCTCCGTTCATTGGACTTGAAGCCCTGAGGGGATCCAAGACTGATAAGCCGGGTGAGGCTGATGCAGTCATCACCCTAGGCAAGTACAAGGAACCGAGCAACGAAGAAGAAGAGATGATCCGAACTCTCTATGTTCCCAAGAACAAGCTCCCCGGAGGGGGACCTATTCAGGAAGAGAGCAAGAGACATGGACAGTTCCTTGTAACAATCAATCCTACTCATGCTAGGTTTGAGTAATGAAATCACACTTCGTTGCCATTGACTGTGAGACTACGATGAACGCACCTCTTGAGATAGGGGCTGCTCATCCTATGCATCCAGACAACTTCATTGTTCAGATGGGAAGTCTGGGATCGCTTAGTACTCCAGTCAGAATTAGACACTATCCTTCTCCTTCAGATCTTCTTGCTTGGTCTGCCGAATTAGATCTCACCGATATACTGGTGGGGATGAACATGTCGTTCGATTTCCTTTACTTGTATCATGATGGTGGTGAGACAGTAAAGCAAGCGATTCAAAAGCACCATATCTGGGATATTCAAGTAGTAGAATACATTATTACTGGGCAAACTACTAAGTTTGCAAGCTTAGATGAGCTTGCTATCAAGTATGGGTTCCCTGTCAAGGATCCTGTTGTCAAGAATGAGTACTTCAAGAAGGGGTTAGGTGCAGATCATGTGCCTGAGGCTATATTATCAGAGTACTTGGTTAATGATGTAGAAACGACTTTGGCTATTGCCAAGAAACAGTATGATATAGTCGTAGAACAAGATCAGATGGATCTTGTTAGGTCTCAGATGAGAGCTCTTCATGCTATCATTGAGATGATGTATAACGGTCTCTATGTGGATCTGAAGACTTTGGCTGATTACACTGCTGATGTGGTCAGCAAGTACACTGCCGCTAAAGTAGACCTTACATATCTAGTTCCTAGTGTTACTAATATTGACAGCCCTGTCCAATGGAGCAAGTATTTCTTTGGAGGAACTGAAAAGGTAACAGAAAAGGTACCAGATGGGCACTATAAGAACGGAAAACCCAAGTTCAAGAATGAGACAAAAGAAGTCACTATTCCAGCATCTACTAGTTACATTGCCCATAAAGACAAGATCAGTGAAAAAACAGGAAATGTCTCAGTCGATGAGGAAGTTTTGGAGGATATTGTTAACTTTCGACCTTCTAGTATTGCTGCTACTATTGCTGAAGCTCTTCTAAAGTATCGAAGCCTGTCCAAGGATCTCAATACGTATGTCTTGGGAATGAGCAAGCATATTATTGGGAACACAATCCATGGGAATATCAATGCTGCTGCTACCAACACGGGTAGGCTCTCTTCGTCTAACCCTAATCTTCAGAACATTTCTAACAACGAGATCAAGAAAATCTTCGTCTCTCGATTCCACTCAGGAGGAGTATTGGTTGAAGTTGACTTCAATCAACTAGAGATTGTTATCCTTGCTTGTATCACCAAGGATAAACAACTGATGAAAGACATCACAAAAGGTACAGACATTCACTCAGCTTTGTATGAAGATCTGTATGGCAGGAAGCCTACCAAGGAAGAGAGAAAGCCATTCAAGAGCCGTACCTTCCAGTTGATCTATGGTGCCGGTGCTAGGGCTATTGCCAAGCAAGCCAAGTGTTCTCTAGATGAGGCTATGAGGTTTGTCAGAACTTTCTACATCAGGTACCCATCAGTCCGAGTTTGGCATGAGACGATGCTCAAGAAGGCTGACATAGATAGTGTCCATGCCTACGACAGAGGGGATAGAGAACATAGAAAGACCTACACCTATAGGGCTGTTACAGGTAGATACCTTAAATTTGTTGAATATAAGAACGAAAGCGAGTATAGTTCGAAGTCTTATAGCTTCTCACCTACTGAACTTAAGAACTATCCAGTTCAAAGCTTGGCTACTGGGGACATTGTTCAGATGATGCTAGGAGCATTGTTTGATAGGTACAAAGATAACCACAAAGTGAAGATGGTTAATACTGTTCATGACAGTATCTTGTTTGATGTGAAGGCAGAATATGCTGTAGAATTCATGGAGGACGTACTTGAAGAACTAAGGAACACTCATAAATACTTCTTTGATACTTTTGGTAGTGAACTTCCTATTCCCCTAAATGCCAGTTCTAGCTATGGCTTTGACTGGTTTAACATGAAAGAAACTGAACTATGACTACTATGTCCGGTGCTGTGCAAGAAGTCTCGACCCGTGATGTGAGCACGAAGTTTGGCGTCAAGCCAACCTACTCGTTCAAGATTGATAACCAATGGGTCAAGACGGGTTTCAAGAATCCCCGAGTTGATGTTGGTGACATGATCTCGGTCGATGTCGTCGATGGCAAGTATGGCCTTGAGGGTTCTAATGTCAAGGTGACTGGCAAGGCTGTTTCTGGTCTTGCTATTGTTTCGGGTGCTAAGCCCTCGGTCTCGGTTCCTGTTGTTACTTCGAGCTATGGTAAGGTGTTTCCTATTCCCGCTCTTCATGGGGATCGAAGCATCGTTCGTCAGAACGCTCTTGCTCGTGCTGCTGATCTTGTTGCTGCTAGTTCTGGTGGCAAGGCATTCTCGATGGATGAGGATGCTGTTACTAGGATCATTGCCCTTGCTCGTAAGTTTGAGGCATACACTGCCGGAGACTTGGATATGGAAGAAGCAGTGGCAGAGGCTAAAAGAGAAGATGTGGAAGGTATCGACATCTAATCATGCGTGCTCTTATAG